CGTTCTGTACTCGTTCCATAGCTTGCTCATATAGTACATCATTTTCTAGTGTGCTCATTTTGCCTCCAATTGCTTGTTAGTTTCTTTTACCTCGTTGTGGCGTTCGGCTTCAGTTGCAAGCCATTCAACATCACAAACTTCATCGTTGTCATCTAGCCAGTATATGCCGTAGATTAAGCCGTTGTTGTTGTCCTCCTCGGGGTAGTCCATTTCGTCTTTAATATCCTCCCACATTCTCAATTCATACATCATGTCGGGGTGGTGGTTTATGTCGTCATATCTGTCATTCATTTTGTTGCCTCCTTCCATTGGTGGACTTCGAAAATCTCAATCCATAAGCCTTTTATGATATAGCCAACATGCTCGCAAGTCATACTACCTCCAGTTCTTCGTAGTTAGCATTTTCTAGGGTACTGTTGTACTCGGGTTTTCGTATGGTCATATCATTCTCTTGTGCAAGCTCTAGCATTTCCTCGACCTTATAGCCTATCTCTCTCGCAACGCTTTTAGGTATTCCGCTAAACTCTTCCATGTCCTTGAGCTCTTCGTTTATGTTGTAGCCAATCTCGCCAATGCCGTAGCCTCTTCGCTCGCATAACGCTTGCATATCGCTCGCTATTCTTTTGGCGTGGTAGTTTATAAATGTTGTAGTCTTCATTTTGCCTCCTCCTTTATCTGTTCAGCGAGATAGTCAGCGTCAACTGCTAGCTCTCGCATATCCTGCTCATCATAGCCTCGGTCTAGCCGTGGCAAGAGCATAAAGTTATCTAGTGTATCTCCTTCAATCGTAAACTGGTTTCGTATGCCGTACTGTTCATCTACCCTGGCAACCGCCAGGGAGAAAATGAGTTTGTCTAGGTCTCGCTTCTTCATCTTATTCTTTCTCCTCTTGCTTTATATAATCCCAAAAGCCTAACCGATATAATGCGTCATAAACTTCGTCATCATAAGCAGACCCGCTATTTGTTTGCGTATATGTGCATTTTAAGTACCAGAGTGTTACTAGTTCTTCGAGTGTAAAGTTATCTACGAATGCACCAGCATCAGCGTCTTTTTCGTATAGTTGATGTGCTAATGCGTCTAGTTCTAGTAGGTTTCTCATTTTGCCTCCCTTAAAATTTTACGGCTTGCCTGGTACAATGCTCGTGCCTGTACATCTAGCCAAGTTTCTCTGGCGTTCGCCATCTGGTTAAAACTTCCGTCTTTACGTGTTCGGCGCTTAATTTCTGATGGTGTTGCTAAGCGTTCGGCTATATCGTAATCATAGATAAGCGCGCTTCCACCGTAGCTATACATATGCCAGTCATCAGCACCGTTTAGCATATTCTCTTTTGTTGCTTCTAGGTTATTTTCTGCTAAAAATTCTCGTAATTCGTCGGCGTACTCGTTTACGCCTGTTGTCCATTTACTAGCCATTTTCTAGCCTCCTAAAATTATCGTGTTAATGTAGCCGTCTAGCAGTACCAGACCAAGCAAGATAAGCCCTAAAAGATAGGCGTTTACTCGTTCACGGTATAAGGTACTATGTTTGTATTTGTTTATCTTTCGAGTGATGTGCTTCATGTGTTGTCCTTTCTTATAGCTCTATTGTACCGCAGTTATGCTATTATTGTCAATACAAAATAGACAAGGAATATTGCAGAATATTAGCCCAACAGATAGGGAATAGTGATATAATATAAGTAATAAAGTTGCGTGTTACAATTTAGGCATGAAAAAAGACAAGACCACCAAGCCCGCCAAAGATAGACCGCTCACACCTAAACAGAAAGCATTCGTGCAAGAGCTTATAGATAAACCCAAACAGTCCGCAACTCAGGCAGTATTGAAAACATACGGCAAGCCCAACAAACCGCCTACATACTTGTCCGCCAGAAATATAGCTAGTGAAAACCTCACCAAACCCAACATAATTACAAAGCTTGCTCAGTATAACGATATAGTAGAGTCTACTCTGTTACAGACAGTCCAAGACTGGGGCCAACACGACAAGCCGAGACAGCGAGAAATAGCTCAAAATGCAGCTATGTATATACATGATAAAATCCACGGCAAGGCTACGCAGAAGGTAGAAACCAGAAGCGAACAGGTTACAATCTCCATCGACCTTACCAGGGGAAGCGAACAACCAGACCAGGAGTGAGCCAGGAGAAACGGGGGAAGTGGGAAGATCTGGCAAGCACCCCACCCCCCGTCAGGTTCGGGCTTGATAGCTACTCCTGTCTTATCTATATAAGCGGAGCGGTTACAGAGTATCTTCACGCATCTCTGATATATCCAATGGCACTTGTATATACAAAAAGGGGTAGTATTGTATATACAAATGGGGGTATATTGTATATACAAGGAGAAATAATATGGCTAAAAAATACCTTTTGTATATACATGATGATGAGAAGTTTGATGCGGTGGAAGAGAAGTCTGGGCTGGTAAACTATCTGTTAGACCTGTACTGGTCGGAGCGGTACATTAAGAATGATTTTTGTAAGAATGGGCATATCGCTCGAGACGGCAAATGTACATGGAAGGGGTGTAAATACTCATGATTGATTGCACATCTGAGGCTAAGAAGCTTCTCAAAGACCGAGAACGACAAGTTATAGCCCTACGCTTAGCTGGGCTTACTTACAAGGCAATAGGTGAAAAGCTTGGGATAAGTGCACCAAGAGTTCGACAGATTGACTGTAAGGCTTGGTCTATCATTCGTAGGTATATCAAGAATAATTGACAGTCCTGATATAATGTACTCAAACAAAAGGATTATCAATTCAATAAGGAAATAAACCCATGCCAAAAAAGGAATGGACTGAGGAAGAGCGTAGAGCTTTTGCTGAGAAAATGAAGGCCGCTAGAGCCAAGAAACCAGAAATAAAAGAGAAGAAGGAAGAAGACATTCTAAGTAGCGAGGATATTCAAGCTCTTGTCAGGAGGGTGAAAGAACTTGAGTCCAACTTCGCCAGAAGTGCTGCTAAGACTGATTTCTACCGTGATAAGCCAGAAATTACCCGCCAGGGAGCTTTGGTTGGTTCATTCGAGAAATACATCGTTGACCCAGCCCAATATCCTGACCCCTGTGAACGGTTGTCTCATGAACCTCGTCTCAAACGATTTGCGTTCGACATCAACTATGAATTGAAATTCACTGTTTCGACGGTGCAGTATCAGACTCAGGACGGAGTAAACACGAGAGAACCCCGATTTACGCTAGAACTGATTAACATTCACATGGACGATGAGGGAAATCCAACCAACAAGCGTCACGTTATCCGCACTTGTATCTTGCATGAAGACCCACAGGCAGCGATTGAGATTGCCCGTCAGAACAACATTGAAGTCGGCGAAGACGAGAAGGCTTTCCTTGATGAAATGCGCTATCTCCGTATGCGTGATTGGCTCTTAGAGGCTTTCTATCCTGCAAAACCGCAGACCAACAACAACGCTAAGGAAGAAGTCATCGGCAATCAGGTAGTACGAGTCTACGAAGTCAACTCACCAGACCCCCAGGCTATCGACTTCACGAAGTAAATTGTACCAACCGCATAAGAAACAAATATCTGCCCATTTAGCCTTCCTTACAGGGGGCTACAAGCGTGGCGTTCTCCTGATGGGACGACAAAGTGGCAAAACCTACTTTGCCACCCAGCACTCCTGGTTATCGGCGGTGCTGGAGCAAGGTCGGTACTTTGTGGTCTTCAAGACCTATAAGCAAGCCCATGAAGTGGTGTGGCGACAATATGTCCCCCTCATTCCGAAGGAACTTATCTATAAGAAGAACGAGCAAGACCTCTTGATCGAACTCAACTATGTGAACGGCCCTGTGACCCTTCCAGATGGCTCAACTTTCCAGATAAACCACGACACCACCAAGCCACGAAGCACGATTCAGCTCTTAGGTAGTGACCAATCCGATTCCCACCGTGGATTCAAGGCTAACGGGATTATTTTTGACGAGTACGCTGACCAAGACCCCAATAACTGGGACGCAGTCTACAAGCACTTCTTCACCACCACTAACGGGTGGGCGATATTCATGGGTACTCCGAGAGGATATAACCACTTCTACGACCTGATTCAGTACGCTAAGGAGAATGACCGCTGGTTTTACCAGGAAGCCACCTGGAGAGACTCTCCGTACGTGTCAGAAGAGTTTATTACTGAAGAAAGAGAAGAAGCCGAGAAGCAAGGTAAATTAAGCACCTTCTTACAGGAGGTAGAATTGGAGTTTCGAGCTGTGCAAGGAGCTGTTTATCCACAATTTAGTCGTAAAGTTCACCTAGTCAAGCCGTCAGAAGTCCCCGAAGACCTCACAATCTACGCTGGAATCGACTTTGGCTACCACACCACTGCCTGTGTCTTCGTAGGCATCGACAAAGACCAGAATTGGTGGGTTTTTGACGAAGTTTATGGCCGAGAAGAGATTTTGAAGGACATTTTACCCCGAATTAAGGACAAAATAGGCGATAAACGGCTAGTTTTGATGGTTGGTGACTCCCAAGCCAAGGACGCTATCGAGACGATGGCTCGAGATTTTCCGATTGTACCTGTTGTAAAGCGTGGCGATTCGATTATCCACGGTATTGACCTTATCAGGACTAAATTAAAACCCCGTGTTCAGCTAATTGGCCCACCAAAACCGACCATGTTCATCTCAACAGTCTGTAAGAACCTCATTAAAGAGATAGAAGCCTACAAATACCCCGAAGACAAGCCAGATCGTAACCCATCGGAGCTTCCAATGAAGGAAGACGACCACGGCCCAGATGCCCTTCGTTACCTGGCACTCCACCTCAAGTACGGTGTAACTAAAGATAAAGGCATACCTAAACCCTCAATGCTCAAAGAAGTCAACGAATTTGGATTACTTTAGTGATAGAATATCCTTAAACGGAGTGACCCCATGAAAAAACCAAAAGAACAATTTGAGTACCAATATAAGAAGGATTACCAGGAAGACTGGGACATTCACCGTAAGTATGTCTCTGACAACTTCGATGCTTAGGAAGCCATGCTTCTGGGGCAGGTTTATGATTCAGTATCTAAGTCAATCGATGGCTCGAAGATTACTGACTCCTACGCTATGACCCTTGCCAAGGAACGAGCTGACCGAGTAGTAGCGAAGCTCCCAGAAGGCCAAACTCTTCCTATTGGTAAGGCTGACCTCGGGAAAGCTGCTTTCATGGATATTATCCGCCAGAAGTGGATTTACCCCAATGCCAACGCTCAACACCCCTTCCTTGAGAAGCTCAACATGTGGCAGCTCTACTCCTCTGTTTACGGATATATGCCCATGTATTACGACTGGAATGTATCAACAACAGGCTATGTTGGGCCAGACTGCTGGTTGTGGAATCCTCGTAACCTCATTCCGCAGCAGGGACGTACCTCAATCGCAGATATGGACTACGTTACTGCTCTTACCTGGGTATCCAAGAAATACCTCGAAGATATGCTGGAAACTGAAGGTGGTGGCTGGAA